GAACTGGTGGGTTGGCTCAACGATGCCCAGCGCGAGATCGCGCTTCTGAAACCGGACGCTACTGCGACTACCGCTATCGTGGCGATGGCTGTAGGCACCAAGCAAACTATCCCTTCGGGAGGCAACCGGCTCCTCCGTATTATCCGTAATATGACTGCTGCTGATGGTACTGGCGGACGCGCAGTGCGCCCTGTCGAGCGCGAAGCTCTGGACTCTTCGGTAGCGGATTGGCACAAAGCCACCGTCACTGGCGATGCCGCGCACGGTACGATTGTCAAGAACTACTGCTACGACGAACAGAATCCCCGCGTGTTCTACGTGTATCCGGGTATGAGCTCAACCAGCGCGTGGGTTGAAATGGTGTACTCTGCTGATCCAGCTGTGATCGCGGCGGGCGATAATATCAGCATTCCCGACATCTACGCGAACGCGATCTTGGACTACATGCTCTATCGAGCGTACTCCAAGGACATGGATATCTCTCCGCAGCGGGAGCGCGCGAACACGCACTATCAGCTGTTCATGAATTCGATCGTCGGTAAGGGTAAGATCGACGCGTTCTCTTCGCCGAACAACGTCCGCAAGATGGGCCCGGAACAGTCGACTGGCGCGTCTCTTACTCACGGCCTCCCGTATGGAACCCCCGAGCAAGGATAAACCATGGCAAACGTTTCATACGATGCGTTCCTAGACAAGATTCTGCCGTACGCGCGGAACTGCCCCGACCCCGTTATCGAGGGCGCGGTGCGCGATACCGTGATTGAAATCTGCGAGAAAACCGGCATCTGGCAAACCCAGCTGGATCCAATCAGCGCGGTTGCCGACCAATACGAGTACGACCTTGAGCCTCCGGCGGACGCGCTTGTGCACTCTATCGTGAACGTTCTCGACGAGAACGGCGACCAGCTGACCTCAGTCACTGGCCCCATGCTGGATCAGCGGTACCCGGATTGGCGGAACAAACCGTCGCGCGCCAAGTTCTTCGTCCGAAAAGAAAACACGCTTATCTGGTTTGCACCAGCCCCGAGCGTCGCTCGCGCGAACGCGTTCCTCGTCACAGTGCAGCTGAAGCCTACGCTGTCGTCTTCGTCGGCTGATGGCTGGGTCATGACTGACTTCCGCGACGCTATCATCAACGGCGCGATCTCGCGCATCACACAGATGCCCGACCGTGATTGGTCGAACTTCAAGACCTCGGCAGTGATGTTTGCGAAGTTCGAGAACCAGCTGATCGACATCGAGAAGAAGGCCCGCCAAGCTAACGAAGGCGCAGTGGCTATCATGAGCTACGGCGGTATCGGCCCCGCAGCCCCGCCCCGGAGGCGCTATGAGTCCCGCAGATCCCGTTATATCTGATATCGACGAAGAGTGGTATAGAGTCAAACCCGCGCTTGAGAGACTGTTTGCCAAGAGCCCGGAATTCGGACTCGTGCCTAGTTACGTTCGCGAAGCCTGCCTAGACCAGCGAGCCCAGCTGTGGGTATCCCCAGAAGGGTTCATGGTTACCCGGTTTCAGGACGACGCAGATTCGGGCGACAGGACCCTGTTGCTGTGGCTGGGGAGCCGGTTTGACGACGCAACTAATCCGTGCCACCAGTATTTACCCTTCTTTGACGGTGTTGCAAAATACATGAATTGCAAGTACATTGAGGTCTGGTCGAGCCGGGACGGAATGGAGCGGTACCTCGCCAAATATGATTTTGAGCTTTATGCTCGCGCTTTCAGGAAGTTAGTATAATGGGTAAGGGTACCAGCTCAGCTGACTACAAAGCCTCTCCTGCAGAGCTTGCGAACGCACAGGTTGCTCAGAGCGAGTACCAGAAGTTCAAGACTTCCTACGCCCCGCTCCTGAAAAAGCGCGCTGTGGATACACAGACGGATGCGATCAAGACCACGCTTCGTGGCCGCGCAAATGCCGACACGATGCAGACGCTTACCAAGACTTCACTGCCCGCCGCCGAGGACCCCAACACTGCGGGTAATGTTGCTGACGGCCTCACCGGTCAGCTGGGCGAAGCGAACCAAGTCGCGCGCACCTATCAGAATAACATGGGCGCTGACACGCTGGCCAAAGCCCGCAGGCAAACAGGCTACGCGCAAGAAGGTCTTGCGCAAGTATCACGCCTCGGCACATCTGCCGCGCTTGCTCGCGCACAAGCGAAGGACGCTGTCGCGCAAGCTAAGTGGAATGCAATCGCTGAGGTTGGCTCGGCATATGTCGGGGAGGGCTTGGAGAACCTCTCCGAAACAGGCGACTGGCATACCCCCGGCGTACTGATTGGCGCAGATGAGCAGGGTAAGCCCATCTATCGGAAATCCGAGAGCCTCCGTGAATCGTTCCAGATTGGCACCGGAAGGAACTTCAGGCGATGAATACGTCAGACCCGGCAGAAGTGTACGCACAGATCACTCGCCAACAGTACGACGACTTCTACAAAGATTTCGGCGGACTTGAAAAAGATCTCATCGCGCGCTCGCAGAACGACACGTCGCTTATCGACCAAGCGAAGATAGACGCCCCCAAAGCGGCTTCTATCGGTACGGGCATTGCTGAGCGCAACGCCAGTCGTTATGGTATTGGTCTGCTGCCGGATCAGCTGAAAGCTCGTGGCGCTGCGACCGAGCGTGCAGCCGCGCTAGGCTACAGCGGCGCTGTGAACAACGCACGTGTTGCCCAGAAAGACACGAATGACTCGCTGCTTAGCAAGATCATCGACATTGGTGCAGGCGTGAATTCCTCGGCGCTTAGTCAGCTCGGCTCAGCTGCTGGAGACGCCACCGCGCGCAAGAATGCGTATACTCAGTCCAAGGTGTCCAGCCAAGCGAACACGTACAGCACGCTGGGTACGCTCGGTGCTGCCACCATTATGGCTTTTGCCTTCTAAGGAAACACAATGCCTGAGTCCACAGTCGTCCAGTCGATCCTCGGCACGCTCGGCCAAATTGGCGGGATCGGCGGACGCCGCGCTGAAGACGGCCTTACGGCTGCTCGTTCGGAAGAGCTCGCGATCAAGAACAAAGCGGACAAGATTATCCTTCAGGATAATGAAGACATGCGAATGTCTGCCGATTTCCTCGCTCGTGGGTACATCACACAGAAGGCTGATCGTAGCGGCTACGAAGTGACGCCGGAGAATGCGGCCCGCTGGGCTGAAGAAGACGGCGCTAGCCTTGCCTCGTACATGAACCCTGAGGCCAAGAACTTCTTCCAGACCAAGGGCGCGAAGGGCAACGAGCCCGTCACGCTCTCTGGTGTAAAGAAACTTCCGGGCGGCATGATCCCTAATCAGAATCCAGTCGACGAGACTACGGGTTCTCTACTTGCTTCTCCGAGCGCCCCTGCGTCCAAGGTCCCGAACCGCTACGTCATCGAGCTGCGTACACAGGATGGTCGTACAGTTCCTGCTACACAAAACGCCAGTGCGGCAGCCGATGACGCCCTTATCACACTTACCCCGGAAGCCCTCGCGGCTAAACTCACTGGCCGCGTGAACCGCGTGCATGCTGCTGGTGGCATGGCGAGCGACGTCGCCGATAACATCATGTTTGCCGAACTCGGCAAGATGTCGGACGACTACATGCGCGCCCGGCTCGCGCAAAAGGGCCCCGGCGAAATTACAGACGACGCAGCCGCATCGCGCAATCTGTACGATATTCTGGACAATACGAGCGGAGAAGATCTGGACGAATTCGCGCGCGATGCCGGAATCGATCCAGATGAACTGCGCGCCGAAGCGCAAGCCAAGTGGCTCAAGCAACAAGAAGAGATCCGCAATAAAGTGCCTCTTAATACTGAGGACATGACTGCGTACGAGAGCACGAAAGATCTTCTGAGCCAACAGGTAGAGCGCGCTAACAACGCGCTTGCGGCTTTTGACAAGATGCCTAAGCCGCCGTCAGGTCGCACCGGCCTGAAGGCCACCGGCAGCGTCAGCGGGCGCTATGAAAAATTCGAGAAGCAGCATACGGCGCTGGTCAAAGAACGCGACGCGGCTCAGGCAGCGCTGGATAAACTTAAGCCTCCAGTCATGAAGTCTCCGCTCGAATCTGGCGTGCCCATGCCGAAGTTCGAATTCACCGAAGACAAGTTCCGTGAATCACTGCGCGGTAAGCTCGACCAGCCGACCCCGGAGCAGATTTCAGCCCTCACGAAGTATGCCAAGGATCAAGGTGTCGCTACGGCTCAGGACATCACTAAGCTACCGGAGCGTGACGCTCAGATGCTGATGTGGGCCATTGCCGCGAACGCTCGCGGAGCTACGCCCGAACAGAAGATCGGTATCTTCGACAAGTTGAACAACATCTATCGTACCGGTGATATGACCAAGTCGCCCATCGACGCGAAGGCCGCTATCATCGACTCGCAAGCCAAGCAGGCTAACGCCGTCACGAACGCGCGCGCTGTGGACGCTTCTATCTCGAATAATGAATCGGATAACTATGTCGCCCGTGCTCGACTTAGCTTCGATATATCCAAGTACCAGACGGATACCGTTCGGGATTTTGGTAAAGACATAGACGCGGCTACTACCGAAGTGCGTAAGAGCTTGGATGCAATTTATGACGGTACGGTTGGTGCGGACAACAAGTTCTTCAAAACAGGGGCAACCCTAGGAGCCATGAAGGCGTGGAAGGCGATCCGGAGCGACAACGAAACCCTGCCACCGGGTACCCCGAAACAGATCGCCACCAACAGTGCCTATCTGGAAGGGTTCTTCCAGATGGCGGTTGCGCAGGCGCAGGTTCCCGGCGCGGCGGCTTGGTACGACGGGTTCAAGCACTTCGCTAACTTCTTCAACCGTGAAGACGCCATGGTTAACATGTCGCCGATCATTAACACCGCGCGTATCGAGTACGCGAATGGTAAGCCCGTGCGCGTATCGTTTACGGAGAGCGCGAACTCGCCCAAAGAAGTTGAAGCAGTTGTCGGTGCTGCGGAATTTGAGCGGTTCACCGGCGGCGAAGATTTTACTACTTTTGTGAATGCGGTCCATTCCCAGCAGGCTGTGAACATGCTAAAGGAAGAGGGTGTCCCGGCAACTCCCGCCAATATACAACGGGCGGTTGGAGATATCCGGAAAGCCGCAGGAATGGATAAATAATGACCAACAAAGCTCCTCTGCCGGAACTCGCGGCTGCCATTCAAGCTGCCGAAACTAAATACGCAGACCTCCCCAAAGGTCTGCTTGAGAAGCTGGCCGGTATCGAGAGCGGGGGTGGTCGCAATCTCGTTAACCCCAAATCGTCCGCACGCGGCCCGTTTCAGTTTATGGAAAAGACTGGCCCGGAGTTTGGCCTCCTGACCGAGCAGGATCGTATGGACTTTAACAAGTCCACAGATGCCGCCGCGCGTCTCCTGCTCCGTAATAAAAAAGACCTCGAGCGACAGATCGGTCGCCCGGCCACGGCTGGTGAACTGTATCTCGCACATCAACAAGGTGCTCACGGCGCAGCTAAGCTACTCAAGAACGCCGACAAATTGGCCGCCGATGTCGTCGGTGATCCGGAACGTATTCGCCTTAATGGCGGCGATCCGGCCACGATGACTGCCGGTGCGTTCGCTACCAAGTGGACGAGCAAGATTGATGGGGGTGGCGGAACCGCACCCGGAAAAAAGTCTCAAAGCCTAAGTAGCGACCTCGGGCGTATGCCCGGCGTCAGCAATGAGCGGGACTTCTATGTCTACGATCCTCGCGAACTAGAGAACTTAGACACCGGAGCGCTCGCGAAGATCTCGCAGCCGCCGAAAGTTGACAGAGAGTTAATCGACGTCCCGACCCAGAAGGTCAGCGCGTTGGCGGACCTCGCTCGCGGTAAGCCAGACGAAGCGCCTATCGCAGAGCCCAGTGAACAGGCGCGCCCTAGCCGTACAGGCTCCGCTATTCTGCAGGGCTTGAGCACGTACGAGAAAACCGCCGCGACTCTCGCGCGGCAGCTTGAGAATATTACCGCCCCCGAATTAACGCAGACAGCGCCGTCAGGACTCGGAGGCGAGTTCTCCGATGGCGTCACTTCGGGCCTGCTGAACATCAGCGCAGACCAGCAGTACTTCGGCGCGATCATCGACACACTCACTGGTAACGAAGCCGGGGCGAAGTCGCGTATCTTCAATGCCCAACAGTTCGAAGCCGATAGCGCCCAAGCGCTCGCTGGTATGCAGAGCTTTGAAGAGTTCCTGAAAGAGCCCAGCTTCGAGGGATTTATTTCGCAGGTCGTGAGCTCCGCAGGACAGGTCGCTCCGAGCGCCCTTGACAGTATCGCGTCTGCGCTAGTCACGGGCGGGCTGTACTCGCTCGCGAAAGCCGGGCTCTCAGCGGGATCCAAAGTTGTAGCGAAGACGCTCGTCAAAGACCTGATCTCGAAGCAAGCCAAGGGCAAACTGGTCGATGCTGCCGAGAAGGGCATCCTCGAAGGGCTCTATAATAATTTCAAGAAAGGCGCGATCGCCGGAGCGTTCGGCTCTGAATACCGCATGATGGCTGGCGGGGCTTTCGCTGAGTTCGGCGAAGGCGGCGCTGAGATGGACGCGGAGAACGCGTTCAAGTCTCTGATGATCGGCGTGCCGCAAGCCGCTATCGGTGTGTGGGGCGAGAAGGCCGTTGTTGACGGTATCCTCAAAATGGCTGGTAAGAAAGCCACGCGCTCGGCCAGTACTTCCATCCTGAAGAAGTTCTCTGCAGATGTTCTCCGTGCGGGTGTGAAGTCGGGACTCATCGAAGGCTCTACCGAATTTGCCCAAGAGGGCATCTCGGTTATGCAGCGCTCAGCTATCGATCCGGAGTTTACTCTGGAAGATGCGCAGCTGCGTCTTGGCCAAGCAGCGTTCGCCGGGTTCTTCGGCGGCGGCGTGTTCGGCGGCGCTGCGTCTACCCCCGCAGCCGCTGTCTCTGCCGGACGTAGCACCAAGATTCTCGACAACGCCAAGAAGCTGCTGAAGACTGTATCCGAAGCCCGCGTCGAGACCGGCGTGCGTAACGAGACCACAGGCGTTGACGACGAAGCACTGGCCGGTAAAGCCACGCCTGAATCCTCGTTCGATATCGAGGCACAGATGTTCGCTGTGCTCGATCCGAAGAACCCGAAGAAAGCCGCGTTCATTGATCCTGAGTCCGCTCAGCAGATGGACGTCGAGCCGGGCAAGATCAAGAAGTTCGATATTGAAGAAACCGGACAGTCTGTGTGGACCGGCCACATCCCGAACAAGGGCGTGATCGCGTCGGCTGACCCGAACGTCGTGACTGAAGTCATGACTGTGTACGAAGCAGGCGGTGATGTCGATGCAGCCATCGGCGAAGCACTGGGCATGGTCGGTGGCAAAGAAGGCGATAACGTTGTCAGGGTCAAGGACGCTGACGGCGCGGTTGTCCACGAGCAGGTCGCTGACGACGAATCACTGGACGCTGCCCGTGAGCAAGCGAGCAAGATCGCTGACGCTATCCCGGCTGGCAGGATCGATGAGCCTACTGTTCAAGAGGCCATGGAAGAGCGCCATCAGAAGGCATCGCTCGACAAGAAAGAGTTCAACGCTGAAGCTTCGGCGCTGCTCGCTATGCGCGAACTGCTTGAGTCCGAAGATGACAAGGCGATGGACGAGAAGGCCACGGCTCCCGCTAAACGCGTAGAAAAACATTCCCAACCAACCGAGCCGTTCCTCGGTAAGTCCGTCCGCCCGGCTCCGTACCACAAATTGTCCAACCCGGACGAATCTGCAACCGAACGCGCGCATCAGGATGAGCTGCACAAGCGCGTCAGAGAAAACAACTTTACTGTACAGCAAGTTCCGCTTAAGGGGCTCGTCTCCACACAGGACGGTATAAGTGATAAGTTCCGTGGTGTTCCCACTAACGGCGGCATGCACGGTAAATTACCTTTGATAGTGAAATTCAAGGGGGTCAGCTATATCGAGGACGGACACCACAGGCTGGCCGCAGCTGCCGAGCGCGGAGACCAGACTGTTGAAGCGCGCGTTGTGGACCTAGATAGCGCGCCGAAGGCTGACGCCGAGATCAAATCCAAGTCCATGGTTCTTGGCTCAACTCAAGGCGACGGATTGCTGGCCGATAACATCGCGGCTATAGAAGAAGATACATCATACGAAAATTTGAAGGCTGTGCGTGACACACTCCGTAAGGAAGTCGCCGACTCCCTCAAAGAACCCAAGCCTACTCCACGCAACGATCTTACACCGGCTGAAATTCATGCCGCGCACGATAAACAAGAAGCAGAAGTAAAACGCCGCGTGTCTATAGAACGAGCGGTTAGTCTCCTCAATGATGCTATAGATGCCCACGAGATCGCGCGCGAAGAGGGCGCTATTTCTCCTGATCTACAACGTGTAGTTACGCGCCGCGCAGCGTCGGCTGTCGAAGCACTTCGGACCACGACGATCAAATCCAAGTCCATGGTCGTTGGTGACGAGCCAGCAGAAGGTGTTGCTGACGAGGAGGCAGACACCGCTGCGAATACGTCTTCGATTGAAGATCAGCTGAACGTTCAGTACGCAGAGATCGACGCCAAGAACGCCACGCGCATCCAACAGTTCCCGGAGCGTACGACTAACCGCGACCCGGAAGTCGAGAAGAAGAACCAGAAGACTATTGATCAGCTGTGGCTGACGTTGTCGTATGTCGTGCCCGAGGAGCAGTACGACAACTATAAGAAGTTCAAAGATCGTATGCCGATCAAGATGCTTAAGAAACTTATAAAGCTCAATGAAGAGAACAACGACGACGGTAATCCCGCATATTACGACATCGCGGAAGATGTCCAAACCGGACAGAAGACGCAGCTGTCTATCACGCAGCGCGATCCGTTCCCGAATGCTGAAACCACTGTTACGCGTGACGCTGTCCGTGATGTGATCAAGCAGGTCGCGAAGATGCGCGACCCGAAAGCTACACTTCGTAAAACCGAAGGCAAAGCTCGCGCGCCCAGCATGTTCTGGCTGGTGAATCGCAACACAGGTGTTGCCTATCGTCTCAACGGCACGCCGAAGACTAAGAAGAAAAAAGGCCGCTCGGGTGTAGCGCTGCTTGCGCAAGCCGGTATCCAGCTTAACATCCGCACACAGCAAGCACTGAGCGGCAGAGGTCTTACCAAAGCCCAGTCCGCGAGCCAAGGCCTGATGACCATGCTCAAGGCGTTGGCTGAAGCTGGCTATGATTTCAAGGTCGGCAAGTTCCCGACGGGACTTATTCCGTTCGATCCGCAGAAGCTCCCCGCCGAAGCTGTCAACGAACCAGTGATGACGATCGCTGGTATCGAAGGAACGATCACTGATCTTCTGTATGTGAAAGCGCCATTCGAAGCAAGTAAATCCGACGTAGATGCTAGTGTTAATCGCGAGCAGTTGTCGGACTTTAACATGTCTTCTGCTCAGGTTACTGCTAAGCCTGTCGGTAATGATCGCGCTGACGCGCCTCGTACCCGTGTTGTCACCCAAGAGACTATGACGGATGCGTGGTCCTCGCAGCCCGAACAGTTTGCTGCGGCAGAAGACAAGAAGAAAAGACTCAATAACGTCGAGGATGAACTTGCGCAATCTGCTGAGCGAGACAAAGAGAAGCGCGATGAAGTAGCCGCTAAGGTTGAAGCGGCTAAAGAACAAGCAAAAGAAACACGTACGTCTGCTGCTAAGATCATTGAAGAAGAACTTGAGCCACTTCCGTCTGATGTCACGGTGGAGATCAAGCAAGTCGGCAACGGCTGGCAGGCTACGGTTTCGTCTCCGCGCATGGAACGCAAGACGATTACATCTAAGAATAAAAAGTGGGTTGTAGCTCGCGCGCATGCCTTGGCTGTATCGCAGCCGGATAATAATCCCATTCAATATAACAGGCTTGCTTTAGAGACTACAGACGCAACAGAGAAAGCTCGCGACGCGCATCCCGAGATTCTGGGCGTGCCCGCCGAGAAGAACCAGACTTCGGTTCGCGACGAGCCGGGCTCCAAGACTTCGCCCGGCACGAACAAAGTCTCGGTGTTCGGTAACATCGGCAAACTGACGGGTAAGGTTCTGGCTGAGGCCACGAAGATGTTCAATCTTCATAGACCGCTGACGGTTATGACGCTCGCGCACCTGAAGCAGAACTTCGACGCGCTGACTGGCGAGGGTGGCAAGTTCGCTCGCGCTAAGGATACTCTGGCGGACATCATCGACAAGATGGATGATCCCGCACTGGACAATCCCGCGCACGTGCTGATGGGCGGACAGTATCTGATCATCCTTCGCGATGAGCCGAACGGTAGGCTGGATCTGGACGGTAACGATATTCTTGCTCCCGACGATGCGAAAATCGGCGCGGTCCTCGCGCACGAGATCGGCCACATTGTGTTTGAACAAGAGTTCGCTCGCGTTGTGCAGGGCACCCCGCTGGCCCAAGCCATGTGGGAAGCCTACACCAAACACGTCAAGACGATGACTACAGAGCGCGGCGCGAAGCCCGTTCAGTATACGAACGATAAGGAAGGCTTCGAAGAATGGTACGCTGACCAAGTCATGGCGTACGTCTACAACGAGGCCAACCAAGCGAAGGGCATCACCCAGAGCTACTTCAAGCGTATCGCGAAGGCTCTCCGTGAGTTCTTCCACCGCGTGAATGACGCGCTGGGCGGACGACTGAAACTCTCGCGCGAGAACATTTCAACTATCCGCCGCGAAGTGAAAGACAAGAACGATAAGACTGTCATCAAGCAAGGCGGCACGTTTGCGGATTACATGGATCAGGTTGTGAAGCGCAACGCGATCGAGCGCGCGGCGAACAACACGTTCCCTGTTGCTGACCAGATGAAGGTCCGCGCCATGATCCTCAACCTCCAAGGTCGGATCCCTGCTAACGCAGTGCGGCGTATGCAGACTGCCGCTGTGGGTATCATGCGTACCGGTACTTGGGGTAAGCTCGGCCACGGGCTGATGAACATCTTCCAAGCGTCGACCGACTTTATGGGCGCGACTGAGCACGGTGTCGCGGGCCAGAACCTGAAGACGTTCTTCGGTACACTGAGCCAGTCGATGGACAAGCTCGGTTGGAACAAGCGCGAACTGTTCGCGCAGAACCGCTGGAACAACGAACTCGCGAACATCTTCGGCTTCGACGACAAGACCAACCCGAAGGAATGGGAGAGCGCTGCTACCCGCGCTATCATGGTCGAGGCCATGAACGAAGACCTGACGGATGCTCAGCTGAGCACACCCGAAGCGAAAGCCATCCGCGAACTCTATAAGAAGATCGAGACGCAGTACCTCAAGAAGCCCGGCGGCCAACGCGCCGGTTACTACATCCCAGATTTCACACCGCGTGCGAACTACGGCGGCCCGCGTATGTGGAACATCGATAAGATCGCCAAGAACGAACAAGCGTTCGTGACGTGGCTCGCTGACCAGCTGCCGCAGACCGGTAACCCCGCTCAGCGTGCGAAGGACATCTTCGATGAGATGACCCAGCGCACGAAGAACCAAGTCGAGCTGATCGAGCGTCAGGTCGAAACTGATCTCCAAGCGACTGGTCGTACTAACGCTACGCCTGCTACCCGCGCTGCTTGGGAGTTCGAATACTCCATGAAGGATCGCGCTGTCATGGAGATGCGTGACAAGATCCTTCGTAACATTCGTCGCGGTGCGTATACGTCTAACGATGTGATCACCACGCTCTTCACGATGTACCCGGCTGACCCGGACACGATCACTCTGATGGCGACGCCTGCCGACCAACAAGTGGACGCGCTCAAGAAGTACTGGATGAAGCGCACCGAGAAGATCCGTCTGACGCCGGGTATGGACCCCGCGCTGAACCGTAAGCTCGCGCCCGATGTGAAAACCATCGACGCGTACAACGCTGATCCGAACGATCCGAACGGCTGGCTGCTTCCTCCTGCTCTCGCACACGCGCAGTACATGCACTACATCGCGCGTCGCGTTGAGTACGAGAAAATGGGTATCGAGCGCGGCGCTCGCTCAGGTTCTGAGTACGTCATGTCCCAACTGCACGCGGTTCCTGAAGAGTACCGTATGCAGGTTGACGCTGCGATCATGGCCAACCTCGGCAAGTTCGGGGAGAACATGAGCAACGGATGGCGAGCAATTAACTCGATCGCTGCCGTCTGGACAGTGTTCACGACCCTGCTGTTCACGACTCTCTCGAGTGTGACCGACATGGCTGGCATCGCGACCCGCTCGAAGGACTTCAACAACCTCGGTGGCTTCATCGACGGGATGAAGAAGACACTCACGACCCGCGAGTTCCAAGAGCTCGCGCGTTCGGTCGGTGTCGTGACTGGCCGTACGCAAGAGCACATGATGATTGGCCAAGGCGAACTGGACTACGCTAACAAGTCCGCTCGCTCGATCATGAACGGGTTCTTCCGGTACACGGGCCTTGAGTGGTACACCAAGTTCACGCGCTCGTTCGCTGTGGGCATGGGCCGCGAGTTCATTCTGAACACAGCCAACAACCCACAGTTCGGTCCCCGTGAAGAGCGGTATCTCGCTGAGCTCGGACTGACGCGCGCAGAGGTCCAGTCGTGGGCCGGAACGAACCAAGACTTCACAACGTCCGTCGGTGAGAAAGTTCGTCTGGCTATCGCTCGCTTCGCGGATGAAGCGATCATCCGCCCTGACGCTTCGCAGCGCCCGACGTGGGCGAGCAACCCGTACCTGCAGACTGTCTGGCAGCTGAAGTCGTACTACTACGGCTTCGGTAAGACTGTGCTGGGCGGTCTGGGCCGTGAGATCAAGAACCGCTACACGGAAGACGGCAACTTCAATGGCGCTGCCCAGTCCATGATGCTCTATGCTGTGACGATCATCCCTCTGACGATGTTCGGTATGGCGTCGCGCGACTGGATGAAGTGGCTGTTCCAGCTGGCTCTGCCCGGCGTGGAAGAGACTGCTTCGACCTCCATGAAGCTGGATACGACTGGTTATATGTGGGAAATCTTCAAGCGTTCGGGTACCCTCGGGCCGCTCGCGATCGGCCTGAGCACCATGGAAGCGTTCAAGTTCGAGGGTATCGCCGCACCGTTTACGGCAAACGTGCCCATGTTTGACCTGTTCGATGACACGATCTTCGATGGGGATTTGACACGACCGCTGCCTGTGATAAACAATATAAAGTGATGGAGATTCCCGTGGAACCCGAAGCCCCTAAAGTGCCTGCTTGGCGTGCTTGGCTGAAAGAGTCCAAGTACTTCCAGCCCTCGTCTGTGGCTTGGTGGGCTTCAGTAGTTCCAATTATAGCGGGTATTATCA